CTATTTACTTATCTTTTCTTTTATGTAATCAACGTCATTCTTAATTTCTTCTACAATAGCAAATTTATCTGTTATTCTATCAATCATTTGTTGATACTTTGATTCACGTTCCTTGCTGTCTTTTCTATTATCATTAATTATTTTAGTATATCTTTCTTCCTGTTTTTCTTCTCTTTTGGAAGCTTTTTTTGTAAAATAACCTAACGCTATAACACATAAAAGACACCATGCGCCTTGTCCTATAAATACATTTAATATTTCTTGTTCCATCTAAAAGCCTCCTTCCTATATACCTTTAACAAAAGTTAATAATTGATTTGCTATCACATGACCACTTGAATGATCTATTATATTAACATAGCAAGTTGTTGTTGTGGTTATTGTACTATTTTTAACTGAGAACGAGTTATCATTCTTACGAGTTACTACTATTTTTGAGCTGCTAATCAATGCTTGTCCTGCACTATCGAATACATAATCTATCAGTGGTATTTCTACAACTGAATCAGTAGTACGAGTTACTGTATATGTACTTGTAACATATTGCTTAATAGTTGTGGTTTGACTCCAATTTTCTACATAGCTAACAACTGGTTCTACTGGTTTTTCCTCGACAGTTATCGTTAAATCTACACTTACATTATTATAGTTACAATTTATTGTCGCACTTCCTACACCTAGACAACTTACAACACCTGTTGAAGAAACGGTAGCTATATTTGTATCTGATGAAGTATAAATAACTGTTGGTGATGTTACAACTACCCCATTATCAGTACAGGTAGGCACAATCGTATAAGTTTCAGTTTCTTTAAGTGTTTGGGAATTACTATTTAATGTAATTGCATAAGTATGAGGTGTATAAACAGAACTATATTTCCCAGTTATATAATATAAACCATCTCTACTTGAATCTATAGAAATAATATTATAAATTCCTAAATCATAAACAAGAGTATTTCCTACACCTGTTTTATTCCCTAACTTGGGAATTATAAAAGTATATTGATCATGTACCTCTTGCAGATAAGTTCCATCTACAAGAGTAATTCTATCTCTATCAACTATAGATTGAACCGGTTTATAATTTGAACCTAATAATATTTCTTTAGTCTTTCTAAAAGTTCCTACATTATATATAGATTGTGTTAATTGTTCCTCTACATCAACTATTAAATATTGAACTCCATTTACAAACATATAATTGCCTTGATTGAATGAAGTTGAACTTATAATTTTCTTATAATCAATTCCATATTCGTCTGAAGCTTCTTTTATTAATATTTTTGTATCAATATTATTAATAGTTGCATTAACTCCACACATTTCAATAGCCTTTTTATAGCTGCTATCTAATGTTATACTATTATTCATCTTTCCACCTCCTTATACTGTGCCATTAAAGAAAAATGGTCTTATACTATAATCTTCTTGAGTATCTTGTATTGATTTTAGATTCAATATTTTTTCATTAATAGTTCCTATTCTTTTTTCTAAATATTTATAAGCTTCTTCTGTTGTAAGTCCTATTTCTTCAGCTTGAACTTTCCTCATTAAATCTATATCATTACTTAATGATTCCAATACAGCAACTTGAGTTTCTAATAATTGGATTTCCATTGTATCTTTTACATATACATCATCTGGATATAAATTATTCTCTTCTAAAAATAACTTATATTCATCATCTGTATAATAGGCTTTATTATTTAATGATAATTTTAACCTCTCTAAATTTGTTTTAGTATTTAAATTAATCATGTTTGACATTATATATCATCCTTTCTTATGGTGTCCTGCTATGGAACAGTAATTTTTTATAAAAAAATAGAACCCTTTCGAGTTCTAAAAAGTCTTTAATAAATTTACATTGTTTTGTATTGCTTGTTCTAGTTCCTTTGTTCCAATCCCAATATATTTTTGACTTGTTTCTACCACACTATGTTGTAATAACTGTCTTACTAATTCGATATTGTAATTATTATTGATATATATATTAGTAGCAAAATATTTTCTAAAACTATGAGTGCTTATTCCTTTATATCCTAAGAAATCACAAGTTATTTTCAATTGCTTTTGAACTGCTCTTTCTCCAAGTTGAAATATTTTAGCAGTTTCTTTTATTTCATTTTTAATACAATATTCTTTAATGAAATTAAAAATAACTTCTGGTACTGTAAAAGTTCTAGTTTTTTCTGTTTTATCCTCAATTACATCTAATCTAAATCTTTGACCATCTTTAATTATATCAGTTAAACGTAAATTAAGAACGTCCCCGATTCTTATTCCAAGATTTGCTTCAATAACTAAAGCTGTTGCAATCCTTGAGTTAGGTTGTATTTGTTTTCCTTCAAACTCAAATCCGTTTACTATAGCTTCTATTATTTTTGAATATTGTTCATTTGATAATGCTAATGTTTTTTTATTTGCCATTTTAATTTCCCCTCTCAAATATCTTCAATATCTTTTACAACTCTTATTATAATCTAATAGTTCGTATTTGTAAAGAAGTAAAGTTCGTATTTGAGAAGGTAATAAAAAAAGATTATCAAAAACATCGATAATCCTCCTAATCTAATATTTCTTATTTAATTTTAACTTTAATATTTCTGTTTTTAATATCTTTAGCTTCAAAATATATATTTTGAAATTCTATTTCTTTATTTATATTTTCTTTATTAATAAAAATATTTAAATCTATTTCTTGCGTTTCATATGGATTTAGATTTAATAAGGTTAACTCTTTATACTCATTAAATTTGCCTGCTATTATATGGCTATGACTAAATACTTGTGGTACATTTTCAAATTCATCATCATCAGATGTAAATCTTATTATAATATTTTTCAATATCTTAATTCCACTTGATGCATTAGTTATTTTTAGATTTAAGGAAAATATAGCTCCATGTACATTTTCTAAATTATTTATCTCTTTATCATAAAATGTAAATCCATATTCACTTGTACTCTCATATTTTAACTCAAATTTTGAAAAATCATAGTATATCTTTCCTCTATTCTTGAAATAATCTTTTACTAAACCCAATCCAAATCCCAATAATGTACCTATAATAGTTCCAATAATTCCTTTATATTCGTTAATAAAATCTTTCATATTATTTTTCATCCTATATATACTTTTTTTATTATACTTTGAATATATCTGTTATAGCCCCAACTATTGTTTCTATAAATGTAATTGGTTCTTTTACTCTTTTATTAATATCTTTTATAAGATTCTTAGTCTCAATTATTAAATTTTCTCTTTCTTGTAATAAATCAATAATATTTTGATTTGCTTCAGAATATTTCTTAATATTATCTAAGAATTCTTCAATTAAAATATCGTCTAGTGTATTTTTAAAAATAGATAAAGTTTGAATTTTGTTATATTCTATATTAATTGTGAATCGAATACCTTGAATATTATCTTCTTTTAAGTCCTGTATTGCATTTTTTAATTCATCACCAATAATAAAGATTCCATAATTATATTCTCTATAACGCTTATTATTACTATCTTTAGTTGTACATATCTCATAGTTTTCATGTTTAATTAGATTACTACAATGATTTTCTAACTCACTGATAGTATATTCTTGTATTATCTTTAATTTCTTACTATATTTATCAGAGTATCTCATTAATCTAAGTTCTAAATCTTCGCTTGTGCTAACAATTTTTTGTTTAAGTTCAATCGATTGTCCATCAAATCTCATTTCTTTCATAAGAGGATAGCTTTCTTGCCTTGATGCATTCCTAATAATTTTAAAATCTGCCCATTTTTTAGGTCTTGTGCTATTAATTCCATCCAGTAAATTAGAAAAATGTACACTTATGTCCCTATATTTATTTCTAAGGATTTGGCGATCAGATTGATTTTTCCCTGATTTTAAACCAAGAGTAAAAGTTACTGAACTAACAATCAAACTTGTTCCAAGACTTGTTATAATATTTTTCAATGTATCATTCATGTAATTATCCCCTTTAATTTCTAACATATATAATTAATTATAGCATAATTTTCTATTTAAATATAATTAATTACATTTAGTTACATTTTTTCTGGGGGTGGTTTTTTTATTAGATGTGCGACCATTTTTCCGGAAGGGATAACAGACATTTGTACTCATTTCAGTCGATTTATAGCCCAAAAAAGAGCCTGTAATAATAAAATTACAAGATTTATTTCCCAAGTTTTATCGAGTTCGTATAATCTATAGAATACGAACTATGACAGTACATCTAGCATATAATGCTATTGCATAAAAGTATTGATAGATTTTATTAAGTTTATGCATAAAATAGTGTACATTCTGTATATTATACATAATTGTTGCATAAATAAACATTTATTATTTCCCAATTATTTCTCGTTAATATACTGTTATATTGGTGGAATATCACCATAATTTGTACGAACATTTATGCCAACAAGAACACGTGTGCGTATCTGTTCACATTTCGAACTCGTTTAGTTGTTGAACATATCGTTCATTTTTTGAACTTTTTTTCTAATATATAATATTATTTTTGTGTGTAAAGAAAAACGCTAACATAAAACATAATAATCATATCTTATTACCCTATATCACATACCCTCATTATACTACTATATGACACATGACACAATAGTGTTAGTACCTAATATAACCATCATATCATCACACATATATACAACGCATAAACCTTTATATATCAAGGCTTTTACTACATCATACATTTATAAATAATATACAATTATACTACATACTTATACACTATATCATATCATACAACCATACTATGTACTACTTACCTACTCTGTTACTGTATCATTATTCACTACATTAGTATCTATATTGCTATTATCTGTCTTACCTTTATTATCCTTTTTAAGTCTCTCTAACTCTTGTGTTTTATCTGGTGTCAATGGTGACTTCTCAACTGCTGTTTCAATGGACATTGCTCCCATTTCTACTTGCTTTTGAATATTGTCTAATGTCTCAGTAACGTTTTGAGGACGTGCATAATTAAATTCTACATTAATATATTCTCCCTTAACTTCCCTACCTAATAACTTTCTAATGACATTAAATCTTTCATTAAATCCATTCCTCATTACTCTTTCATTAAGCATCGCATAAACATCAGCCAATTGATAAAGCATACGCAACGATACTTCACTAACATTAGCTATATTAGTATTACCCCCTAATATACTAGGCATATATGCATTAAAGTTTAATTGATTCTGTATTTCATTTAAATATAATTTAATAGAATTAGAATCCATTGTACTTGCTACATATTTTAATTCTCCACCCAATTCCATATTAAACATATAACCTACAGCATCATTATTCTTGATAGCACCTTGGAATGGTTGTCCTGTTGATACTAATAAAGGATTTAAAGATAAGGTATAAATACTATCTCCCATTTTACTATAAATATCTTCTAGTTCATCCATAATAGGTTGAATTAATTCTAATAAACCTTCGCCTTCTCGAAAGTCCCAATCACTAGGATTATAATAATGTATTGGTAAGCCTGTGCTATTTTCTGTACTACTTAACATATGTGGGTCATAATAAACTACATCTTTTCCTGTATTCTTATCTGGTTTACTATACGGACTAGAACCTTCATTGCTCCATTCCTCAACTCTATCTGGATAATATACATTCCAATAACTTATATTTTCTTTATTAGTCCAATGCTCTATAAATGCAATATATGTTCCATCGTCAGCAAAAACAGGATAAGAACATGAACTATCAAATACTTTAGATGTAATATTTCCATTATCATCTATATAAATAAATTCAAAGCTATCTCCGTATTTACCTACCTTATCCATTAACTCCCAATCAATAGAATTATAGTTTCCGTAATTATATACGGATTGAATATCCGATACTAAACTTTCAGTACCTGCTAAAGTTACTGGTTTTCCAAGTAAATAGTTTGAATGAAAATTTAAAATAGTTTTTGTATTATGTAATACTATTTTTCGGACTGTAAACTTTTGATTTTTGTATACAGTATCTTGTCTATTCAATACCTCATGTTTCCCATGTAAATAATTTTTAAGTCTAAAACACTTCGCTATTCTCATTATATGATGTGGTTTTTCCACCTCTCTCATAAACCATAAAGGATTATCATTATATGCTGTTTTTATGTAATAATTAATATCCATCATTATATATATCGCTCCTTTTTTCTATTAATTTTATTATTTTGTATACTAATAAATCAGCGTAAACGCGTTGTAATTACTAGCTTTTATTTGTTTACTCATTTAATATGGTCTTATACAATCTATAAATCTTTTATTTATATCTCCATTTACCTGAACCACTAAAACTATATTATTTACTGCTAAAGTTAAACCTTGTCTTGCAGGTAAATCATATAGTTCACCATTCGTTAATTGAACCGTATATTTATTTTCTGTTAATACTGCTTTAATAATCCCTTCAGTATAACAATTTAAAACAAATAAACTCTTAGCTACTCTTGTCGCTACTGTTTCCATAGCTTCTAAAAATAAATTTGATGAATATTCTTTATCCTGAAATTTATAATTATTAGACATTTTATTCAACCTCCTTAAATAAAACAAAAAGACTTAAGAATAAAAATATTCCTAAGTCTAATAAATTTAATTACTACTTTTTAGTGATGCTTTTTGATTTACATAGTTTATTATATTGTTAAATGTCTGAGTTGGATCATCTGTTGAAGCAGTCATTTCTATATTATCAATGTTATAATAGGTATTAATTGATGTAGCCTTATTATTTACTAAAGTTCCATAGCCATTTGAAATTGATTTTGAGTAACTATTAGGTAAACTTATAGTATTAATTTTAGACAATACCTCATCTGAAAGATAAGATGAAATATTATTATTATAATATTTAAGTGCATCAGAATCATTAACATAATCAGCTAAAGGAGTTGAATACATACCTTCTTTTGTCTTAGTCCAATCAGCTACACTTTCTTTATATTGATTGAATTGAGATAATGCAGAATTAATACTAACAGAATCTTTAACATCAATTCCCATTGCTTCAGACATTTCAACAAAATCTTGATAAGCTTCCTCACAACTTAATAATGCTGATTTAATTAAATCTTGCATTTGTGTAGTTAAATTTACTATATTTGTATATCTAAAGTCATAAATCAATTGTAACATTTCTAAGAACTTATCTGTAAAAGTAGTATATTTAATAGCAAATGAAGTTAAACTATTATATTGTGCATCCTGAGATTTATCTTGAATACTTAAAATACTACTTTCAAGATTTGCTTTAGAATCAATCATCTTAGTAGCATACTTATTCATAGTATTTAATTTTTCTTGTAAAGCATCAGCATATTTTTGTAATTGCTCTTTCATCTTAGTTTCATTTACATTTAATATATCAGTACCACTACTACTTGAACCATTTGAACTACTAATAACATTTCCATCATCATCGGTTGTAGTGCTTGAACTTGTAGTTGAATCTGAAGCCATTCCATCAATGCCTATTGAAGCTTTTAAACTACTTAGGCTATCATATCTCTTTTCAACATCTGTTAAGTTCTTATCTATTGTATCATAAATCAATTTCCAATTATCACCGTACTTTTGATTTAAGTCTTTCATTTCTTGTTCTACTAACTTATCCATGTCAGAATAATGATATTCAAATTTATCTTTTTCACTTTGCTGTTCTGTTTCCAAAGCTTTCAATTGCTTATCATACATTTTCTGTTTAGTATCAAGAATGGTTTGTTCATCAGTTAATTGTTGTTCTAAGACTGCTTTTTCAGCTTCATATGCCTGGTCTGCAACAGTATCATCATAACTCTTTTTAGCATCATCATAAGTTGATTGTGCTGACTTAATAGCTTCTGTGTCTGACTGCCATGTAAAATCCCAAACACCATCAGCATTTTTGGAATATGTATAAACTGTTTTATCCTCTTTAGCTTTATCAAGTGCATTTTGTGCTTCAGTAAGAGCCTTTTTCTTTTCCAACAAGTCATTTTCATTTTGTTGTTCATCATGTTCTTTTTCAAGTGCATCTAACTCATCTTGAATAGCTTCCATTCTTTGATTATGAATATCTTCATAAACTGATTGAAAATCTTTTATATTATCGTAAGATTCCTTTTCAACATCATTTAATTCCTGTTGCTTAACTTTAAGAGCATCTTTAGCAGAAAAATCATCTTCATCGGCATCAACACGATCTTGTAAATCAGATATTTCTTGTTCTAATGAATCTTTTTTACTTTGAGTATAATCGTTATAATCGTCCTCTGAAACATTGTATATTTTCTTGGTTAAATCGTTAGTTTCTGATTTTTGTTTAACCTCTAATTCTATTTCTTTAGTTTTCTGTTCTGTCTCTAAATACTTTCTAAGTTGGTCTTCATCTACTTTCTTAATAGTATTATCTAATTCATTCCATTGATTTGTAACATCTGGAATTTTATCTTCAACTAAATCAATATAACTTTTAGTTTGGTCTTGTAAATCCTTTAACCATTTAATATCATCTTCTTTTTTCTGTTTTGCTTCCTCGGTGTCTCCTGTTTCAGCATTAATAGATTTTTGTAACTCTAAAAGTCTTTGTTCTGAATTTATTAATTTTCCATTGGCATCAAATTGAAAAGAATATTGAGATAATTTATCTTTTAATTCCTGTGCTTCTTTTTGTTGCTCAGCATTTAAATTAGCTAAAGCAACTTTCTTCTGATTATATAAATCAATCTCTTGTTCAATAGCTCTTGAATGTTCTTCTCCAGTTGTAGCCTCTTGTAAAGTTTTATTAGCTTCAAGTTGATTATTTATATCTTTTATAGCACCATTTAATTCTAAATAACGATCTGGCTTAATATCAGCTTGTAATTTGTTTATTTCTTCAGCAAGTTTTTCAGCCTTTTCAGCTTCTTTTTCTGCATCAGATTTTCCTGAACTACCTTTTTTACTGTTTCCTCCTCCGTAATCAGACATATCAATTCCACCAACAGTATGTGCATTATTAACAGGAGCTTTTATAGATCCATATATTGAATCTATTTTAGATTTAGCACTTTCTAATTCACTAGCATCAGCTTCCAAGCCAGATTTAGTAACTTGTAAAGTTGCATCAATTGCAGAATCAGTTATTGTTCCTGAAGCTGTAGAGCTTTGAGCACTTTGACTTCTAGCTTCCATTAACTTTCCAATAGCATCAATTTCAGCCTTATAATTTTCTATATTGTTAGAAACTTCTTGATAAGTCATTTGCTGATTGCCAATAGACCATTCACTACAAGCTTTCTTATCACTAAGACGTATGCTAGTTAGAGTCTCAATAGTCATTCCCTCGCTAGTTAGATAAGAAATATTGTCTTCTATAAGTGGGGTATTATTTATATGTGCAACACCATTTTCATCAACACTAACATTTAAATCTGTGAATTTAGATTGTAGATCTGAACACACTTCACTTAAACGTGTCTTTTGATCAGCACTTAAACTCTCTTGATCTGATAAAGTCTGATATTCTGTATATAACCCTTGAACAGTACCTATAAAAGTGGTATATTCTTCTTTTGCTTTTTCTAGGTTTTCTCTGTTTTCTAATTGTGATTTAGTCTGTTCTTTAACATTGTCTACTATTTTAGCATTCGCGACCTCTTCTTGTGCTTCAACATATTCCTTAATAGTTCCAGTTTCTTCATTAACTGTTAATCCATTTTCCTTTATAGAATTTGTTAATTCGTCGATTTGATGTTGAACTAAAGCAATTGATTGTGCTTTATCTGCTCCACCCATTTTACTATAAAATTGGTCTTCAGACATTCCCTCTAATTTTTTTCTAGTTTCATAAAGCTTTTGTAATTGTTCCTGCTCTTCTTTAGCTTTATCCAATTGCTTGCTAGCACCTTTTGTATCTCCATTTTTAAGACTTTCATTGACTCCATCAATAGCATCCTTTAAGTTCTTTGATTGTTGTTCTAATTGTGCTTGATGTTCTTTATAACTTGTAAATGCAGTTACAGCAATTCCTACAGCCACAGCAATAGCTGAAATAGCAAGCCCTAAAGGAGTTGCCATAAATGCCAAAGAACTAGTTATAGCTTCTTTTATTCCAGTACTTAATAACAACCATGCTCCTTTTAACCCTGTTAATCCTTCTGTTTCCGCGATCAAACCTACCTGAGCTAGTTGTAATGCTTTTGTTGCATTTGTTACTCCATTAATAGTTGTTGCTGTAGTTTGCATACCAGACAATACAGCAATAAATCTAGATAATCCAGTTACAGCTTCACCTGCTATTAAAGTTTTATTCAATGCTGACAATTTTGACATTACTAAAACTAATCCACCAATAGTGGCAGTAAAAGCTATAGTTTTTCCATCTACAGTTTCTAAAGCTGATACTAAAGAAGTTAATCCGTCTATCATCGATTTAATGCCGTCCGAATTAATCATTTTATATGCTAATTCTTCAGTAGTAGCTTTTAATGTGCCAAGCTTCGCCTCGGCTGTTTGCATATGTATAGAATTCTCCTTGAGGGCTGATCCCTGTGAGTTCAACGCAGTAGTGGTTGAATTAACTGCTGTATCATAATTATTCATCAAGGCCATAAAGTCATTATAACGATTTTGACCTGCAACAATCTGAGCAGTAGCTATTTTCTGAGTGTCACTCATGTCTTTCCATTTAACTGAAAGTGATGAAAGTATATCACTAAAGCTTTTAAAATTCCCCTCTGAATCTCTTACGGCAACTCCCATTGATTGTAACATCTTTTCGGGACGCCCCTCTGATTCCATGCCCTCTTCACCAATTTTGTAGATTCTTGACATCATAGATTTTAATGAATTTCCTATCTCAGAACCTTCTTTTCCTGTAGCTGTAGCAATTGAAGTTATATAACCTTCTACTTGTTGTAAGTTAGCACCACTTGTATAAGCTGTACTCCCTACTTGTGCTAATGCTTCAGAAAGTGTCGATGCTGAAACCCTATAGTTATTTTGAATTTCATTCATAGAATCTAATATAGTCATTGAATCTTTAGCTTCCATTTTCATAGATGTAATTATAGTAGTTAAAGACTTGGCAACTTGGTCTGCTGTTGTTCCATCCATAACATTAGCACCTATTATAGATGCTTTAGTCATGTCGTTTATTTCTTCTTGAGTTTTATATAACCTACCAAATTCAGCCTGAGAATTAGCAACTTCTATTGATGAACGTCCCAACTCCTTACCCATTTGAACAGCACTATCACGCATTTGATTCAATTGATCTTTACTCATTGTGACAACCTTATTCAAATTACCTAAAGCTGTGTCCATATCAATAACTGTTGAAATTCCTTCTTTTATACTAGAAACAGTTTCTTGAACTACTGTAGCAACCCCAACAAAAATTCCTGCTTTTCCGAGAAAATCCGAAATTCCAGAAAAGAAAGAACCATCAGTTTCTTTTAATGAGTTTACTAATTCTCTAGTTTCATTATTTGTAACTTTCATTCCAGTATTAATATCATTTAAGCTGTTTTTAATACCATTGAAATTCATACCATCAACTTTAGTTAAGTCTTCTCTTAATTTATTTATTTGACTTTCAGTTGATTGAATAAATCCATCTGGTAACTTATTACCAAAAGTGGATTTCATTTTATCTAATTTTACTTGAGCATCGTCTAATTGTTTTGATAATGTAACAATAGATGATTCTTTCATCATTGATGTAGTCATTATAGAATTTAAAGCTTTATTCATATCCTTTAATGAATTAGATTTTTGCACCATTGATTCAAGTTTTGATATATCATCATTACTAACTATTCCATTAGCTTTCATTACATCAATCTGTTTATATGCGTCTGCTTGTTTTGCTAATAATTCATTTTCCTGTTCAATAGCTTTTAAATTGGCTGAATCATCTTTAGTCTGTCTTTTTTGGTCTGCTTCAACTAATTTATTACTTAAATCAATTTCTTTTTGTAGTTCTTGTAACCTCTTATCATTACTAATTGTAGAATTATTCTTTAATTCTGTATTCATTTTTTGAACATTAGTTACAGTTTGGCTTATAGCTTTATCAATATCTCCTAAAGAAATATTTTCACCTATACTAGATTTAAAATTATTAGCTAAAGTTGTTAATGTCTCTAATTGTTTGGCTACATTAGAATTAGCAATATTTACATCTAGATTTATTTTAGTATTATTTAATGATTTAACAACACTATTTAATTGACCTTGTACGTCACTTTGTTTAGGTAATTGAATCCCTAATTGTATTGAGTTTTTAAATTGTCCTGCCATTTTATTTACTGCATCTCCTTTCTAGACAACAAAAAAGAGAGCAATAAATAAAATATTACTCTCTCATAGTTTTCTTATTATTTATTTTTTTTAGTTCTTGGTTTTCTAGTTTTCTTATTATTTTCAAATAATGCTTTTTGAAACTTTTCAATAGCTTCTTTATCACCATTTTGAATTTTAATTAATAATTCTCTATCAAGTCCAAATTCTTTTAACTTCATATCTATATCAGTATTGAATTTAAATATCTCTGTTAATTCATTTAATTTGTTTTTTAATATATTTAATTTTCTAATCTCTTGAATTCTTATATCTTGTGTAATTTCAAGCAGCATGTCCAATAATGAATTAACTGCTTGTTTAAAGTCTCCATCTGCTAAATTAAGCATATCTTCTAAATCAATATCACTTACACTATTCCAGTATTCAGCAGTTTCAACATTTGATAAATTTATAAGCATAAAACGCATAATTGGAATGGTATTATTTATTTGAATATCAGACATTCCATTCTCAAGATCAATGCTTTGTGAATTATTTTTAATCATATCTACTAATTGACTATGTACATTTTTATTTACTTGAGAATTGTATACTTCAATATCTCCAAAGTGTCCTCTTACTTTTGTTTTAATATAATTGTTTTGTATTTTAACCATTAATTATCTCTCCTTTATTCCTATACTTTCTAAGTTATTTTTGATTTCTAAAAGTTTATTGCAAACAGAAAGAACTAGATTATTTCTCTTTTCATCTAGTTCTTTTTTAGCTTTTTTCCTATTTATTTGTAGTTGCTTTACACCTTGCTCTATTTCATTGTGAACTGATATATTAAATTTATCTTCATCATACTTTTCAAAAGTTACGGTATGCTTGTAACCTATTTTAATATGATAAAAGTTATTTATTTTATAATATAATTCATCATCAAATAAGTTAACTGTAAATAAGCAATCACCTATATTAACCAACATTTCATCTTCTTTTATTTCAAATAATAGTTCTTCCCCACATGCTAATTCAAAACCCTGTTTAAATAATTCTTTATTGATAGAGTGTTCTTCCCAAAATTTTTTCAATTCAAAATAAGCATATTTATAGTCACATTTATAAATTGAATTATCTAAAATCTCACACATATCTTTTAGTGAAATATCATCTTTGAAACGTTCAATAAATGAATAATTCATAGTATCAAATGCAACTAAAATTTCATCATTATTAAAACCACAAGTAGAAATATTTATATTACAAGGAATCGATTTTTCCTCTTTATATCTAACCATTAATTCTTTTTTTAAATTTTCTCTATCTAACACTTATATCTCTCCTCTTTTATTATTTTTAATAACTTCCACCATCATATACATTGTTAGTTTGTGTACTAGTAAATGAGCCACCATCAGCCACTATTCCAGACCTAGTATCAGAAAATAAACTACCATCTAAATTATGTACAGCTTGACCATAGAGCTTATGACACGTTACAGTTTGAAGTCCATCAAATTTCAAATCTATGGAAATAGAATCAATTAACCATCGTCCAGTAATTATTATATCTTCATATTCTAAATTGACTTCTATAACCTTGTTTGGAACTAAGTAAGGTGCAGGTATCATTTGCAATGTTAAAGTCTCAGCAAAATTAGAATATTTATCCATCCAGTAAATAGCTTCACTTTGACACATAGCATCAGTTTTGTTATTATCATTACTAATTACTTTTCTATGTAATCCTAATTTATCTATAGATAATTCATTGCCTGTCTCATTTCTTAATTCATATTTTGCTTGAGTTGTAGTTCCATCATCATTACTTATCATTGCACCATTTACAATAATATCATTACGCACATTTTCCCAATTCTTTTTATAATCAATAGATATTAATGACGGAAAATCATTATCTATATAATCTATAGCTGAATCAGTTGCTCTTTGTTTAATTAGTTCAAAAACAAAATATCCACCATTATTAAAGTAGCAATCATATATTGGATGCAAAGATATTAATTTCTTTAAAACATCTACTAAATCCGTATCTTGTTCAAATGTTTGTGCCGAATCAATTAAAGAATCACAGGATTCAATTAATGTTTTATCTGAACTTAATCCCATTAAATTACTATTAGTAGCTATGTTTAATATAGTTTCTGCTAAATTTGCATCAGCACCAAATGATAATTTTCCAACTAATCCATTTGAAAATCTACTATAGTTTTCAATTAAATCACATAAATCTAGTGTAATAGTTCTCTCAGATACACTGATTTTTGTGTTAGGGGAATTAAGTAAATATATTCCCATATTAAATTCATATTGTTGTTTTAAAGCAATATTTTCAATACCTATATATATTTGAACACAATTTTTTAAAGTAATTTTGTAAAAGTCTTCATTCAAATCTTTCCTACTAGCTAATACTAAATTGCCTTTTCTTCTAGCTAAATCACTATCTAATGCATTTTGAATTGTTATAGAACCAGAAATAATATCACATTCTAATGAATCTAATTTTATATAGTTATCATTTAGTAAATCTACACGAATCCATGTCCTTCTAAGTGCTGACTTTCCAACACTACGAGTATATTCATCATTAAATTCATTCATTGTCTTTCTCTCCTTTCCTAAATTTAAATTAGGACAATGCCAAACATCATCCTACAAAAATTGTTTTATTTTAATTATTTTCATTTATATATTTACGAATAGCTTCTTGCTGATCTTTATTGAATCCATAATTGACAGCTATTTCTTTAAGTTTGTCCATATCAATTTTTATATCTAATGCTTTAAGGTCTTTATTTTCATAGCCTTGCATTGTAACTAAAAAAGCTTCTTGTAATTTGTCCTGTACCTTATGAAATAAGTCTGCATAATGGTTTAGTATTTTTATTTTTCCTTCCATTTCTTTATATTCTTTTTCGCTTAGTATTACTTGCATATTCTAATCCTCCTAGTTCTTTTAATTTATACATAATTTAAATACATCTTCTAACATTACATCACGTGAAGTAAGTTCCTCACATAACTTTTCTAAATAATCTGATTCATCAAACATAAACCTAAATTTAAATTTCTCACCATTTTTTATTCCAATTACATTACATTCTTTTTTCATATCAAAATCTCTCCTTAATACTATTTTTTTATTATTTAATATTGACTTTCCAAATAGACAGATTTATAATATTATTGAGATTTAATACATAATTCTATTCAGGTATATAAAAATTAATTTAAATATTTTTCTAACTTATCAAATTCAACAAACTCTACACTATTTGCCAAGGTCTCTAAATCTTCTTTGCTCCTAGTAAGTTTATCTTCATTGTAATGAACTTCAGCCGTTTTTAATATTTCCTTTTCTTTGTTTTTATGATAACTTTCTATGTAATACAAATCATCTCTTGAAATATTGTATTCAGCATAGTTCTGATATTCAATTTTATCTAAAAACCACTCAGAAACCATTTCTTCAGCACTCATTTTTAAATGTGAATTTTTGGTACAATGTGCTGAGATTCTTTCTTGAAATCTTGACGAACTTCCCCAATACAGTACACTTCCATCAATATTTCTAAAACAATAAACACTATCAATTGCTTTTTGTTCTATCCATAATTTATGATTTAAAAGTATACGCTCCTTATTTTCTCGATAATAATTTTTATAGTAATTTTTGTAATACTCTTTATTATTCTTATAATATTCCCTGCTATAAGCATTTAATTTTTCTCTATTTTCTTCTCTATAACCTTTCATATATTCTTTTCTTGCTTCTATTTTTTCTATTGTTATTTCCATTTCTATTATCTTCCTTTCTATCCTCCATATATGTCCACTTAATTTTTGCAGTTAATTTTAGGTAAAAAAATAAACACCTGTTTAAGTGTTTTTATATATGATTATATTAAAATTTATTTATTTTCTATATGATTTTTAGCATTGTGTCTTCTGATTTCATTAATCTTTTGTTTTAATTTCTTTTTCTCAGATTTAGTGTGACATTCATTAGGTTTTATATATTTAGCTTCAATCTTTAATTCCATATTCATCAATAAATTTTTTTGTTCTATTGTTAAATTTGGATAATCCCTTCTCATTGCTCTAATTCTTTTTATTAATGAATAATAATCTTGTACCATTATATTTCTCTCCTTTAATTTTAAATTATAATTTACCATGCATAATATATATGACTTTTTAATCCTACTATTGCTAGTGCAAGTGCCATAACTAGGTCATCGTGATAGCCAGACATCGCTCCCATACTTCCATTGTCACTAATTTCAAATACTTTCATTTCTTCTAAAATTTCTGCCGAATGAAGTAATAATTGTCCTTTTTCAAACATTTCTCTTAGGTCATTTATGACTAATGATTTAGTTTTACTTTTTGTATCAAACCCAATATTATATACAATTCTATTAAATTCATCATATGATTTATATTTGTGCATATTTAAATATTGTTTTTCATATCTCAATCTTTCAATTACACTATGCCCCCCACTCATTTTTTCTACAACAAGATAGGCTTTGTTATAATATCTTCCTAAGATATTTACAAATTCAGCGAACTGCCAAGGTTTAATTGCATTATTTTTAAACATTGCAACTTCTTCTCCTTCTTCAGCTAAAACAATACAGGTACTTGAATCCTTTTTTGTTCCTTCTGCTGTATCTACACCTATATAATATTTGGCTTTTGGAGTTGGACTTTTGTACATAAAAAAAGATCGTCCATAGAATTTTTCTAATTCTTGTGGCAAATCTTCAATTTCTAATTTCTTCAAATATTTAGTTTTATTTAGTAATATACTTTGTAATACTGTACTTACTCTCTTATTATCAAATACACTTGCCCCTGTGCTGATAAACGCAACATCATCACTGATTGGATATTCTTGATTGAATTTATCTTCAGAACTATTTTCAATTTTTAATCTACGCCAACACAATACATCCAATGTCATATTAGGATAATTCTTTAATAATTCCTTTTCATCATCTTTTAAATCTTTCTCACTAAATGGAACATTATTATGTAAGTTCTTCCATGTGTCTCTAGCTTCCTCATATTGCTCTAAAAACATTTCTTTACCATCCAAATAATTATAGAAAAATGATTTATAAAAATTTTCTTTTCTTTTAGATTTTATGTACATGCCATGAAAAAAGTTAAGTCCGTTAGCTGTAGTCTCAATTATTAATTTACCCTTACTATTTAAAGCTTGCTCCAATGATAAAATTTGTTTTTCTGCCACATCTGATTTAACAAAAGCAAATTCAGAAATCCAAATTAATGAACAGGTGTTACCCCTTCCTTTATCAACATTTCCCATAGGTGAACATGAAATAATTGAACCATTTTCCATTTGTAATTCACTTCTATTATTTCTTAACAACTTTGGTTTAACTTCCTCTGGAATACTTTTGTATATCTGTTTTAACTTATTAAATATTGCTCTTTTTGATTCATCATTATATGAAAGCATTAAACAATTTGAGTTAGGAGTTGTTATCGCCAACCATATAGCATATGCACAAATCATAACAGAAAAACCAAGCTGTCTTGATTTAAGAATTATATTGTATCTTGACATATTCTCCATGAAATCTCTTTGCAATTTATTAAATTTAAAAGGTACTAATTCATCATTTTTATCTTGAATTTCCATGAAATTATAAGAAAATAACGCAGGATCATTCCAAACCTTTAAGAATTTTTCTTCATCATTCATTGTTATTATCCTCAAAATTTAATTTTAATCTACTTGTTAATTTCTTTAGCTTATCTTCTTTATTATCAAAGAAATCACTTTCAGAAAATTTAATTATCCAAGTGGCAGCATTAGTATCACCTTCTATTGCTTTTTTCATCATGGAGTTATATATTTTAACTAAATTTAAATCCTTTTGAAACTTAGTAACATATAATATAGCATCCTGCACATCTTTTTTTTCTAAATATAATTCTTTAGCTTTATCTAATGAAATATTATTAAAATAATTTTTAGATAATTGTTCCCACTTACTTTCATCTTGTCCATCTGTAAACCATCTTACAAAATGTCTAAGCTTTGAATTACTTAACATAGATTCTAAATTTTTATTTAAATTACTTTGAGGACTTCTTTTTTCTTTTGCCATATAAATCACCTCTATTCTGTTTTGGTTTTATTATTTTCATTAGCCTTTTTTAATTCTTCAAGAACTTCTTTTAATCTGCCTTGTTTTTTCAATTCTCCAACGCTATAGACAGCATTTAAAATTTGCTCCATTCTTTCATCCGTTGCAGTAAGTTTGTTTGTTTCTATTTGCGTAATATATTGTTTTGAAAGTCCTAAATAATCTGCAACATCTTTTTGAGTAATGTTATAGATTGCTCTGGTCATTCTTATACGTTCTCTAATAGTCATTTTTGTTAAACCTCCTTATTTTTATTAAAATTGTTATTACTTTAGGTAAGTAAAAAAATGAGAAATTAGGGACACAAAATTGCTCCCCAACTTCCCATTTAATGAAATCAACATTCAATCTCACTTAAAAAATTAAGCAATAGTTTTTCTTAATATGCAAACTCCATCTTTCATTATTAAACCACATGCAAATATGTAGTCAGCGTAAACATCTGTAGCTTTAAAATCTGGCTTTCTATCTGGTTCAACAAGAATGTCTCTCTTAGGCATAATACCTAATGCATCATTTTTGATTATATAAGATTTACATTCACCTAATGTTGAATCAAATGTATTTACATCAGATAACATTACTGGAATTGTACCCCTATAAAAACCGATACAACCATTTACAACTCGTCCATTTTGTGCTGTAGCTGTAGTTGAAGTAGATTTCACAAATGATTCCATTTTGTAAAAACTTGGTGCTAATAGTGAATTTACAACGATACCAGCGAAATCCACATTATCTTGTTCATCTCCGAACATTTGGAAACCTGCCATTAATTCATCATCAGTTATGGCTTTTGGTTGTGCAGTAGCAACTTTTAAAATTGCATTAGCATCAATATCTTTAACCATTTCATTATCTTGAGCATGAGCCATGATTCTAGCTTGTTGAGAAATTCCATTTTCAACGAAATTACCAAGTGCTGTTAATGAATCCATGTCATAAACTCTTACACCTTTACCATATTGAACAATCTTTTTACCACTTGAAGTTTGAGATAATTCTTCTGGTGTAATTGCTACTCCTTTTTTCATTAGTTCAGCATCAGATAAAGCCTTGAACATTGGAAATTGTAAAGTATCTCCTACATTCCCACTTAAATCACCTAAATCCTTTGCTAGTGTTGATATTTTAATCATACCTTTTACTTTTTCAGTTACCATAGTTGAGTATACGTCAGGTACTATTGTTACTTGAGCCATTAAAAATCATTCCTTCCTGTTGTTAAATTTTTATAATAAAAAAAGCCACTAAAATTAATTAGCGACTTCTTTATAAACAATATTCTAAATTTAAAGTTACTTTGTTATTAGTTGCTCCTTCAAGTTTTAATATCTTAAATGTTTCAACTAATACCTCATCCAAATATAAACATCCATTTCGTTCATATTCTATTCCATTTATTAGGTATTTTACACTACCATAAGACATAACCCTTACTTTCCATAAATAATCAAAACCATTTTTAAGCAAAAGTGGCATGACATCTATTTCAGTTTCATCTTCACCAAATTCCACATCTAAGTTTACGTTAGTGAATTGAGCATCTGCAAACAATTGTCCATTATATCTTTGCATAAGCTACCTCCTATTTAGATAGTAATTTATACAGGTCTGGATTAGAACTATATAATTCTGTTCTTTGTTGATAATTCATCTTTTGAAAATCTGCTTTAGTTATATTTGAGTTGGCAGTATCTACATGCTTTTTAGGTTGATATGTGCTAGTAGATTGTTTACCTATAGCTTCAACTAATTCACCTAAATAAGTTTCAAAATCTTCTACCCCTTCAACATTTAAAAATTTATGAAGTTGCTTATTTAAACCCTTACTAGATAATTTTTCTTGTAGATCAAGCATTTTTTCCTTTTTATCTACCTCTTTAGCCTTGTCTTCTAAAGCTTTTATTCTTTTATCATTTTCAATTTGTTCTGGCGATTTTTCTACAGGTACTTTACTTTGTAAATCCTTAATTGTAATATCATATTCACCGATTTTAGTTTCATATTCTTTTATTTTATTATTATATTTAGTTCTAATTTTATCTCCTTCGCTTTGCAATTTTGCTTGAATTTGACTTTCTAAATATTCATTTACCCCTGTTAATTGTTCCTCATTTAAATTTAGTTCTGATAATTCCATTAATTGTTCCTCCTTATTATTTAGTTTATGACCTAAATTGCCCTCAATTTAAGTTCAAAGTGACCATCCCCTAGTATTTATATATCTAAATTTAAAAGCTCTAAATGAGCCTTATTTTCGCTTTTAAGTAGGTATTTTTATACATACTTATATAACCATTTATTATATCTTCAAGCTTATTAAATAAGGGAGAATAAGCAGAGAGAGAAAGCTTTTATACTATTTAAAGGCTTAATGATTCTATAAATGGTTGTATAAATATAGAGATATTTATTGTCTATCTCTAAGACTTAATTGCCACAATCTTAACCATAATATTATGGTCTTAAAAGAGGAAATATTTCCTTTGCAATAGTTGGTTCTTCATTTATTTGAGGACGGTGGGACTATGCACCCACATTGACACCAACAAGGTTTCTTTATATGTTAACCATATTTTCAAACAAAGTATGGTTAGATTTGATACAATACTTTACAAATAAATAAAGTGAGTAAAAAATAACATGAATATAGGAGTTTAAAAATATAAACTCTAAAAAAACCATATTTAATATGACCTTTAACAGCTTATAATTAAATTGTTCTAATAAATTCTATAAAATTATTTTTTGAATCTACTATTATATAGCCTTGTCCTAAACGAGAATTTTCCATATCTACTGCATAATAATAAAACTTATCTAAAAATGGTTTTAAATTTTTAATAGTTTTTTTCATATCTTCGTGAATCTCTTCTAATTCAGAACTTTTCAATGCTTTTGAAAAACCTTCAACAAGTTCGCTTACTTTATCTTTTCTATCAATTAATAAAGTCATATGTAATTTTTCATCCAGCAAATCTTCTAAATCTTCTAAGCTTTTATCTTCATCTATTTTAGAAAATTCAATAGCATTTTTTTCTATAGCATTTATAAAGTCTATATATATTTCAGAGAACTGAGTAACTTTTATAAATTGTTTTTTCTCTAGATCAAGTTTAAAAGTTTTCGTATCTGAAATTTGAAAAAAGTTTCTATTATAATAAAATTCAATTGGAAATAAATATCCATTCACAAATATAATATTCTGGAATTCTCCCGCCCTAATATTAGGGACTTTTATATCTGGATATTCACGTTTAAATGTATCAATATTAAATTCATTTTCTAACAAATACTTTTTTATTATTATATAATCTCTTTTAGTCAATGCTTTATTTGTTTCCATCATGTCTCTTACCTCTTTCTTATTTTTATTTTTGTATATATGTAAACATATTGTATTTACTATGTTTATGTTGTATACATTATAGTCTTAATAGAATAAGCTAACTGAGGAAAATTAGCTTACCCAATTAAATGAAAGTTTGTTAATTCAATTTACAAACTAATTATAAAGAAAGCTTGAAATTTAAAATTATGAATATAACATTGGAGTAATTAGCATACTCCATTAAAACTATAATTTTTTAATTATTTTTCCAAAACATATTGACTTTGCATTCTATTCAATGGTATTATAAAATTGATGTATAATACCATTTTACAAAAACAAAAAAATTAATTATATATAATGTTAGAAATTAAAATCAAACTAGCCGATGATAACTTTTTCTTATGATTTATAAAGTAGCTTATCATAGCAGGACTGATTCCTATTTTTTCAGCAATAAACTTTGCTTTTATTCCATTTTCTTTGAGATAGCTTTTCAAGTCTTCCCTTATAATGTCTTGTTTCATGCGTTATCACCCTTTCTTTATATTTTATTTAATTTTAATTAACTTAATATTCTTCTTCCTATATTAATAATTATTTTTTACATAAATTTTCATTTACAATGGTAAGTGATAGTCAAATTTCCTTTATTTTTCTTTACATTTTTATTATTTTGACTATCACAAACAGTATAGCTTGTCAATTTTTTTTTGTATTTTTTGCAAGGTTATTTTTTAAGCTGTTTTAATATACTCTCACTATCCCTTAGTTTCACTGCATTTCCTGTATTTGATACACTAACATTTATATTACATTCCAGCGTTATCTTATCACTTTTAGTTGTTAGTTCTATTAATTCTTTTGATATTAATTCTTTTAAATATTCGTCTATTTTTATTCCATTAATACCTGTAAATTTAGAAATAGTGGCTCTAGTTATGGTTTTTTTACTTGACTGACCTATTAATAATTTTTTATTGTATTGATTAAATAATAAATCTAACATTATTAAAACCTTCAGTACCTTATTAGCTTGTTTTGATAAACCCATTTCATCTATATTTTTAAATGTATTTTGTTTATGAAATTCAATTTTCTTTTTATCTTTATCTTCTAAAGTATCTATTCCTTCAATTTTAATTTTCTTTGCATTATTTTTTGCTTTCTCTTTTTTCTCAATTAGTAGTTCTTTTCTTTTATCTTCCAACTCAATAACATCAAATTCTTTATCATTATAAGACTTATTATTTATTCTAGTGTTTAATTCTGCACCAAATACATTCCATAAAAGGTCTTTAGCTTCATTCTTTAATGCAAAATCCTTGTCACAATAAAATGCATATACTAAATAATCAATTAACTTATCTTTTTTCTGAGTTTCTTTATTTATTGAAGCTAATTCATTTTTACAATATCTATAGAAATATTTAAATCTATCATACTGCTCCACTTTCTTATCACTATCATATGAATAATTTTCTATATCTATAGAATTTTCTTGAGTAAGATCATCATGTTCTTTTTTTAATTCAATTAATTTTTCCTTAACCTTTGGATATGTTTCATTTCTCACATTAGCTTTATCTTTTATTAATGTAGTAAAATCAAAATCTCCTTTAGGCTTATCAAGATTTATTTTATTTAATTCTGATTCTATATGATGATAAAGTCTATTCATAGTGCAATCTGTGTCAGAAAATAATTCCTCCGTTATATTATCATCAAATAGTTTGTGGTTTTTATTTATCCTCTTTTCATCACGCTCAAGCTTTTTATATTTCACTTTTAAAAATATTGGCTTTTTGTAACTATCTTTAAACTCTTTACCATCAACTTCCTTTTTATTTTCAAGGAATTCTTCAATTTCTTTTGGAATAGGCTCTAATACTCCTGTTTTTACATAATCGATTGTTAATGAACCTATAACACTCATTATTTTAATATAATTATCTCTTTCTTTTGTCTTCGGTAGCGACCATAGAATACTTATCTTATTTACAACCTTACCTATTGACGCTTCCATTCCATTTGCATCACATTTAATTAATTCGTCTATCTGATTTATTTTAATTGGTTTAGGTCTTTCCATTTTACCTTCAGCTATAAGTTTTTCTTCTTTTTCTTTTTTATCTTTTTCGTATTCATTGATAAAGTATATGGTATTAGTTTGTTGTTCTTTAGCATTATCAACTATTATTTTATTTTCTGCCCCAACGTTTGGTATTGTGAGGATTCTATCACCATCTTCATCCCCATTACCGAGCCTTTCAAGTGAAGTATCATATATTGACATTATTATTCCATCTTGAATATATTGAAATTCTTCAATTTCATTTTGCATAACTGTGGCAAAAATATGCTCATTTGAAACATGAGGAAATCTTATAATATCAACTGCTGTTACTTTTTCTATTTTTTTCACTTCTTCCCCTGCTTCATTTTTTTCATAGCTTATATATTCTTTATTTCTCCAATAGTTACTATAAATATTGTTTTTAGGAACTACTCCTTTCACTGACTGTCCAGTAGCATATTCCATAAATGCTATTATATCTGGTGACATCGTTTGGAAATTTCCATCTACAAAAACCATACCTTTCATTGCATTTTCTTTAAATCTATTAATATCTTTTTGGACTTTCTTTTGAATGTAACTATCATAAAATAGATTTTTATTTTTCTTTAAGGCTTCATAATACTTTGGTACTCTATCCATATCAGTTTCTTTTAAAACTAGTTCTCCATTTTCATCATATGTTTCCTCTAATAATCCTCTGTATTTTAAGAACTCGTCCACATCTGTAGAAATATTTTTAATAATTTCAACTGTTGGTTTACATAGAATTTCAATTTGTTCTTGAGTTAATTCTAATGATTGAATCGGCTGATATGATAATAATGCTTTATCCTTGTTCTTTTTATTTCCCCACTTGGCAATATTAAATGTTCTTTTGTATTTAATATCATTATTATCTAGGTCTTTTAGTTCCACTTCTTTATCAAATTCAGTTTGCCACTTATCAAAACTATCATATTTCTTTTTAAATTTAAATTGAGATTTTGTTAGTATAGCATCTATTAATAAATTATCCTTATCATCAAGTATTTTATGTTCTTTTCCCCAAACATCTTTTATATACCTTTTGTCTTCATCTAAAGATAATGCATATTTTTTCAAATCAAATGTATATAAGTTTCCTTTAACTCCTATGATTGCTCTAAACTGAAAACTTGAAGGTATATAATTTACTTTATTTCTATTTGTTTCTTTCCTTAATATATCATTTAATTCTTTTGACCAAATCTTAGCAACTTCTAAATCAACAATTCCCGCTCCATCAAAAGGCATTAATTTAAATTCTTTCTCTTGATCTGGAATTACACTAAATTTTTTATTTTTATCTTTGATTACTACATCAAAAGTTTCAGGAATTTTTGTTGTAAAATCATCTATTACAATCATTCTTGGAGTTGATACTGGAATTGTATCACTATTAACTAGTCCAATATAGGCATTATATTTTGAAACTTGTTCATGCTCCATATCTTTAGGAAGTCCACATAGCAGAATAGTCATTGCACTATCATACAGTTTTTCATTAATGAAGATTACTTTCTTATTTCTTACATTCCCACTACTAGCCAAAATCCTTTTAAATCTAACATGATTAACTTTTATTACTCCATCTTTTTCAATTTGTTTATACATTGGAACTGAAACAGATACACAAATCAAATCTTTTATATATGTATAACCATTTTCTTCAGTATCATTGTTTTTAAGATTTAATGCTCTAATAATTCTTATTAATTCAGTATCTCTAACAATTACCTTATATGAATTATGATTTTTTTCTTTACAATTCTCAAATGCATTTCTAAGATTGTTATTAAATTCTTTCTTTTTACTCTTAATTAATTCTTTTCTTTCTTCCTCAGTTAAATTTGTGTCAATTTCTTCTATTGATTTTTGCAATTCAATTTTCATAGCATTAAGTTTACTATTTAAAGCACTTCTTATCTTTGGATAATTACTCCAAGTATATATAAGTTTTGGAACACTTGTACCTTTTTCATTTTTTATATGTACTATTTCTAATGCCTTTTCTCCATTTTCTGTTTCAATTATTTTTCCTGTCTTTTCTGTTTCTATTTTAAAATCACTTAATTTTAATTTTGTCATTCTATAATTCATGTTATTTATTCCTTCTTTCTTTATTTTACAATTTAAAAATCAATTTCGTATTGTGACGTAAGGCACAATCGAGGAACAAGTGAAACAATATGCAATAAGTCTATCGTGAACCTTTAGGTGAACAGACTTATAAATATTTTTTACTTGTGACTAAACCTCGTAGAGTACAATTTCCCTTGCATTAATTAGTCTTGTACATAGAACATAAATAGTCGTTACTCGCTCCCAGCCTCGTAACTCCTTTTATGTTTAGCTATATACGCTTGTTGTCGGCAACGGTTGCCTCCAAATAATTATTCTTTTCAACTCGTTATCGTTCAGCCTTGTATTTTCAACGATTGACAGGTTTTTAAGCTATTTTTATTGACCTTTTTGAACTTGTAATACTCACCGTTAAGCCATTCTTACGAAACACATATATACTAACCTATATATAATATATATAAAGAAAAGTAAACCAACTTATACTTAATCCATTGGTATGACTATGTTTTAAGGCTATAAAGGTACTAATATTTAATTATCCAATTGATTTTTTTATTACTTCCATCATCATTTTTTAATTGAGATTGTTTTAGTCTTTTATCTTTTGAATATTGTTTAAATAGTTCATCTTTTGACCATAATTTTGACCAATTACTTTTACCTATTTCTAATTGCTCCATAACATCACTTGACTTAACTTTTATCCATTTATCTTCATTCTCTTCAAAATGTTCTTTTATATATTCTTTGAGTTTATCTGCATCGGTTTGTTTTCCCTTATCAGCTATGATGAAATTTTTCTTAGTTTCTATTCCATATAGCTGTTTTTTTACTGTCATTATTGTATTGATGCTATCGGTAAATACATCAAATATTGCTTTTGGTTGTTTATTTCTTTGAACTCTTTTTAATCCTTGATACATTGAACTAGACATATCTGAAAGCATAATTTCATTTAGCTCTTCTTTCTCAAATCCCCATTCGCTTTTACTTTTTTTGCTCTTGAATACAAATTTTCTATTTGAAGTTATTAAATCATTGTCTGGAAGAATAACATCATTAAAATATTCATAAAGGAATATGTAATATGCACTTGTCCATCTATAAGTATGTATATAACAACACACTTTAAAATCTTTCCAATCATTTTTACCTCTCATAGCTTCAAAATTTGAATATTTAAAATTAGGATAATTCTTTAGATATTCTTCTTTTTCTGCTAATTGCTTACATTCTACATCCTTAGATAATATTAATATTTCTTGGTCTGAATATTCTTTAATTAAATATTTACTTATATCTCTTCTAAAATTTTCATCAGTATTTTTACTTGAAGTAGTAGTTTTAATTTTATGAAATATTAATTTAGAATTTGTATGGTCAATTTCTCTTGGACAATCAATTACTTTAAATAGTCCATTTTCATACATTTTATTGAAATTAGCCGAAGCATCTAGCCAAATATTATTATTTAACATCAAATAATCAAATTTATAATTATATGAAAATATTTGCCTTTTGGGATTGATTAAGCATATGTTATCGTCAATTGAATCATATGTAAGTAATATTCCATTCAATAATTTAAATAAATTTTCTTTTTGACATTTTGTTTCGCCACATTTATATTTATCTTCAAATAATTCATTTCTAATATTTTGAACTCCTTGCATTAGTTCCTCATATAACTTATCAACCTCTTTACGGTCATAATCACATTCAACTCTATGAAGTTGGTTTTCTGGTTTATAATCTTCTTTTAATAAAGTTAATAATGGTTTCATCAATTGATAAAGTTTTTTTGATAAATTTTGTTCTGTAAAACTATCTAGTGTAGTCAACCAGTAAGTATCACCTTGAGAAAAAGTAAATAAACTATCTTTTACTGGATTTATTTCTTCATCTATAATTAATGTTTTATATTTTAAAAATATCTTTCTATACTCTTTATGTTCTTGCTTTTTGGGATTACATAATATAGAATACATTGCATGAGTTAAAATTAATGTATTTGCTTTTGCACACTCGAAAAAGTTACTAGAACAATTTTCATTTTTAATAGCTTTATCTGGTGTGTAAAACATTGCAATCTTTTCTTCTTCATCTTTATTTATTTCTTTGGCAACTTCAATACCTTCTTCTATAAATTTAGTTACGAAAATGAATCGTCTTTTTTTGTCTTTGATAAATGGATTATCTCGAACAAATATGTAATGATCTTTAATTGCTTTTATAGTGTTATATGTTTTTCCCCCTGAAGTTTCAATTGAGTAAACTCTAAAGAAATCTCTATTTTTTCCATGTCTTATTTCATTTTGTAAATCTTCTAGACACTCCTGCAAACTTAACTTTTTTACTGCTAACTCTTCCAAACTTAATTCCCCTTTCTACCAAACTCCTTTTTATAATTGTCTATTGCTGTTTCAATCCCATCTTGGTTTTTGAATATATATATTTTATAATTAGGATTATTTCTATCAATATCGTCTCTTAGAAATTTAAATCCCTGTAACATTAGATATCCTGCTAACTTCTGTGTACGTACAAATTTAACTAATGGAACATTTTCCATTTATACTGTTACCTCCTTTATGTTTGACTTTGTCTTTCTTTGTCTTATATATTTATAAAATTGTAATTTTAAGTTGTTAGGAGATAAGCTATAATGCTTATACTCCTATTAAAAATATCGGTCTAATCCCTCTAATATATTCTTATTTAATTCCTCATTATCGCTATTATCATTAATTTGCACCTTTTTGGTATTATCAGTTTCAATTTGCTCCATATTGTTCACCAAAATATTATCGTCTTTTAATAACTCTTTATCATTATCAGCACCTTTTAGCACCTTATTATTACCTTTAGGTTTAGTATAGTTCTTTACCTTTTTATTACTATTTGTTATTTTTTGCACCTTATCGGTGCTATTTATATTAATTAATTTCAAATTATCTCCTTGAGTTGCCATTCTGTACAATACTTCTTTAATGCAATCCGCTTCCGAATAAGACTGGGATAGAAATTTTTCAATTATTATATCTTTCTCTTTGTCTGAATTTAGCGTTATATATACTCTTCTGTTCCAAGCCATTCATTTTTATGCTTTACTAATACTCCTAATACTTGTTTTTGCGTTGGTTTTAATTCCATAATTTAATTCCTCCTAAAAACTTTCTTTAATTTTTGTTTTCTGATATAATCGTTTCATACATATTAACCAAATTACCTATTATAAGTTAAGTAGTTAAGCTTGTACGATTTTAAAGATATTGGTGTATCTTTTATGTACTTGCCTTAGCTATTTTTTATTACTTCCATACTGAACACCTCCTTCAACTTTTTATTTTAAATTGTTGATATAGATTACAAATCATCTAAATATGTAATATTCACACCAAACTTTATTTTAAATTGTTTATATAGGTTTTATAATTAGCAGATTACAAACAATATAATTTTATTTTAAATTGTTTATATATAATCTGCCATCAGTTCCTATATATTCCTGTAAACTTATATTAACATAAACAATTTAAAATAACAATACCATTTTAAAAATATTTTAAATTGTTTATGTATTATTTATTAAATCAGGTAAATAATCACTCATAAGCGTAAATCTTTCTTTTAAATACTGTGCTCTTGCTGGTGTAGATTCTCCAAAAAACATCATTAATACATTTCTTACATCGTTATATGTTACGTCTTTATTTTTTCTTAATATATCAAATAGAAAATCATATTGTCTAGAATGATATAAGTCTGTCAACGAAATTTTTTGCATTCCATTATTCCTAAATATGGCATTAACTCTAGTGTATATCGTATCCCTACCTAACTTATCACTATCTGTTTTATCTGATACTTTTAAAATATATCCGTAATCAACATAATTTAATGTACTTGTCTTATAATCATACATTTCACATTTATAAGCTCTATCTAAGTATGTAAGAAATCTATCATCTATTGGTAATTTAGCATTATTCTCTAAGTTTAAAATCATATTGTCCCTATCCACTTGATTCCATTTTATAGTTCCAACACTTTGAGATTTAACCCCATATCTAGCTAAAACCAATAACATTTTATCTATATCACTACATTTTAGGTTATTTAATAATTTAAAAAATTCTCTTAATGTAATATATTTTCTCTTAACTATTTCAGCACGATTTTTCATAATTTCTGTTTTATCAATATCTCTACATGGATTTTCACCTTTTTTATATTCATGTTCTATTGCCCAATTTATATAGCTAGATACTATACTAATCAAACTAATATTTGTTTTTATGCTAGTGTATATAATTGAGTTTATTACTGAAATAATTTCATCTTTTCCGAAATCATATAAATCTCGCTTACGTTCTTTTTCATAATCATGAAAGTTAATATTTATTATTTCCCAATATGTTCTTTTTGTAGTTTCTGAATATTGAACATTGTCTTGCAACCATTGAACCTTATTTTTTTGAAATTCATCTAACTTATCTAGTGTGGTATCTTCTCCTAAAAATTCATACATATTCTTTTCACCTCCACCATAATTTATTTTAAATCATTTATATAGTAGCATAAAAAGAATATGTATTCAATCTATTATTTTCCTATTACTATAATCTCATTGCACAGAACTTTGCTCCGTCCAACAATTCAAATATCATTAAATTCTCATGAGTGCACCATTTTGCATTTTTAAATCTACTATGTAAATCATCATAATCATTTGTATTTGAAACCTTAAATAAATTATTCCAGATTTCATCTTCATTAAATCCATATAAAATTTTAGTTGCATTTTCTTCGTCAAATGCTTCGCCAGATTTGTAATCTTCTAATTTGCAAAATGCCATATCTTCTTCCCATTCGATACCATATATTACTATAAGGCTTGTTAAGTCATCCCATCTATGCTCTTTTCTTTTTTTTGCTACATCACTTAATTCATTTATTGATCTTTTACCCATAACAACCTCTCCTTAAAATAATTTTTATAATAAAACTTCAATATTATTTTTAATCCATTGGATATTTGTCTTTCTACTGATTAAATTGTTGATAGTATTATTTATTCTGCCTATATCTTCTAATGTAATGTTTATATTATTATCATTTGCTGCTTTAATTATTAACGAATATAAATTCAAACTCATTCTTTTTCCCCCTTGATTTTAGAAGTAACATAAGCTACAATAAAAATTGCAAAATGGACTGGTGGTAGCATTTACGTTACTGCCTTTCTTTATTTTATTAATATTCCTTTGTGTTCCTGTTTTTTCTCGCCATTGCTCCAGTCAAAATAAGTACATTCTTCAACTTGCTTAATCGGAAAGTTATCTCCAAGTAACTCAATACATATCTTTGTATCACTTGGTACTTGTTTTAAGACTTCAATCAGTTTTTCTGCTGTTATACCTCGAAAACTCCTTATTTTATCCATACGAACCCCTCCTTTATTTAATTCTCAAAGACCATATAGCAAGCGATTTTCTATATTCTGATACCATTCTTCTGTGTAGTTCCTGCTACTACAGTTATCCACAAATGATATAGATTTTTTAGGATAATTTCCCTTAGTATCTTCAATATTGATACCTCTTTCTAACAGAGCCTTTATATATCCAAATTTATTAGATATATTAGCCTTATTAGATACATATTTAATCATAGATATAAGTTTATCTACTTTGTTATTGCAAAGCTGTAACAGACTCTTAGCTTGGTTTCGAGTGAAATTAGTTGCATCTATTACTTCTTTCTCTTCCTGAGTTAGTTCAAATTCTACTTGTCCATTTAATGGTGCTTCAGTTCCATTTTTATCATTATGTTTACCTTGATGAATAAATAATTCTGCGTTAACTACATGATAGCGATTGTTTGTAAATGACCTATCAACGAACAAAAGTTTTTTCTTCTCAAGTTTCTTTATAGTACTACTTATCCTATTTTTAGAAGTAGTAGAAAATGCTAATAACAAATCAGAAAATTTGGGATAGGCATACATATATTGAACATTTGTATATTCAAATAAATACTCAAGCATATATTGCTCATTAACACTTAAAGATAAACTTCTAACATATTGTCTAAACTTGATAAAGTCTTTAGATGTGTTCATTTCTTACTACCTCCTTTTCGTTTAATGTTGTTTCATGAAGTTTATATATACATATTAATGTTTCATGAAACTTTTGTCAATACTTTTTCAAAAAAATTATATGAAGTTTCATGAAGTTATAGTATAATAAGTATAAAGAAGAGGTGATTAACATGGAAGAAAAATCTAAATATAGACGTGTTGTAAATAGAGAACCTTTCTCTACTACTGTAAATTTGAACTATAATAATTTATTATCAGAATTAAGTGAGAAAACTAGAATTGCAAAATCAAAACTGACTGATGAAGCTTTAGAATTATTATTCGAAAAATATAATATAGATTATAAAAATGAATCCACCGAAAAGAAGTAGTTACCTATAATTAATAGATAGCTACTTCTTTTTTAAATTTATATATTTTGTAGTTAATATAACAGATATAGTAATTAATATAAAAAAGAATAGTAGTTAATATAGTGTATTATTTTTATACCTTAGTGAATTGGTGGGGTATTGAAATGATACTTTTAGGCGGGAATTTAAGTATCAAAAAAGGACTCACCAACTTATGTGAGTCACTAAATCTAAATACTTTTAGCTCTTATTTTTTATTTAAATTTTAACTTATATAAATATCAATATCATCTTATATTGATCTTGCAACTTATCATTTTTCTACAATCCTAATAATTGTTTTTTCTTACTTGAAAATTCATCTTCAGTAAGTATCCCTTGTTCTTTAAGTTCTGCAAGTTTTCTAATTTCGTCTGCAACTGATTCTGTTGAAGTAGATTTTTTTGTTACTTGAACATAGTTTTTTAACTCTTCAGATAAAGCAGACATTATAGTATTTATATTTTTCCTATTTTTACCCATATCTACAGTACCCCCAAACATAACACCAGTTTTAGGTGTAGATAAAATAGATATTTCAGAATTTCCATTGTCACAAGATGCTACAGTAACAGTAATATTTTCTCCCCACGAAAACAAACTGACTCCTGCTTTTAAATATAAAATTTTTAACGTTTCATCAAAGTCATTAATATTAAATCCATCCAAGTTTTGACAAGCTTGTCTAAGAGCCATAAATGTATCTTCTATGGAATAAGGAACTTGAACCCCTTGATTATGATCTACAATACTCATAATTATCCTCCTATAAATAGTATTTATTTACAAATAACTCAAATATACTTTATCGAAAAAGAACTATCAGTTTTTATTGTGGTAATCCTATTTTTAATTTTCACGAATATTATTTTGAAGCTTTCCAATACCAATTTTTCTTTCAATAAAATTTCTCTTTTTCATCAGTATTTCCCCATTTTTTAGTTCTTCATCATTTGCTTCTATATTACTCTGATACTCTTCTTTTAATTTAGAATCTGATAGGTTATTTATATAAGGCTTTATTCTTTTATAAAATTCTTGTTTCTATTCAAACTTTTTAGTATCTAAATATATTCTGCCAATTCTCTTTTTTCATTTAATAGTTGTGTATAATAATTTTTTTCTGTTAACTCTTCATCTTACATAACTTTTAACCTCTTTCTATTAAATTGATATATTATCTTGTATACTTTGCTCTTTCATAAAACTCTATTTTATGGTTACATTTAGGACATTCTGCAACTACGTATACTTTAAAAGTTACTTCTCCTGTTTTTGATATTTTTGCAGGAATAATGTAATTCCGACCTATATTTAATCCACTTGTCATATGTTCTTCAATCGCACAATCTTTTAATACCACTCTAACTTCTGCATTTTCATTTTCTTTCCATTCAATAATTTCCTCACAAATTGGACATTTTATATCACCACTATATTTTCCATTTTTTCTGATCAAATAATCACTATTAATCATTGTACACCTCAACATAATTTATTCAATCTATTTAATTCACTTTCTTAAATTTAATACTTACACTATCCCATTTATCACTTGTTCCACCACCTGTGCCTCTTTCAATTACTTTAATTTTAATATTTTTTATATATTGATAAATTTCAAAATCTATTTCTTTACCAACTATATTTTGAAATTCAGTATATTTATCAATTGGTATATATGTCTCTAATTCATAAATTCCAGTTTCAACTTCTTTTATCATTATTGGTCTTAAAGGGATATTTTCTAATTGCCCTTCCACTTTATTTTTAAAATGTTCTGCTCTTAACTCCATATTATCCTTGTTTAATATATTCAACACTATACCCTCTTCCTGCAAATTATCTCTAAAACAATTAAAAATTAATTTCATTGTACTTTTTACATCTCTATTTTCCCTAATAAAAACGTAATTTTCCACTTTATAATTATTATAATTACTAGCTTCCTTATTGTTAACAAAAGGGTATCCATTTCGATATTCTAATATTCCTAAACATTTTTCATATTTATTTCTTTCATCAAGTATCAACTTCAAAAAGCACCAATAATCCTTTGTAATTTCTAATAATTTTTCTTTATTATCACATCTAAAAGTACTAAACTTACTCCCTTTATCATAATTTTTTTCTAGAGCACATGTCCAATCATCACTATTATTTATGCTGAATTCATCAGGGCTTAAGCATACTTTTTCTTCACTTATATCACTACTCCAAGGATTACCCGACATATTCCACACCCCTCTCCAATTTATATAAATTAGTTAATTTCATTTTAATTATCAAATAACACTATGATTATATTTTCATAGTGTTATTTGATAATTATTAAGTTAAGTCTGCTACTTCCGCATCTGGTGCATTTTCTTTAATCGATTTAATGCAATTATTACAATTTTGTTTTGATGTATAAGTTTCACTTTGTAGAATTACCTGTCCATTGTTAGCTTTTAAAACAAAATAATATTGATCATTGCTACTCTTTTTAATTTCAAATCTAGCCATTTCCAATACCTCCCATAAAATATTAACCAGCACTTTTATACCAGTTATATTTTATTTCTACAAATTAATGTAATATCCTGCTTATTATTGTGAATTTTTATGAAAAAACAAGACTAATATTTGTCCTAAATTCATAAAATGTATATATTATTTAAGCATTTGGATTACTATCCATTAAAATAAACGAATTAAAATCAAAATTTTATACAAACTATTATTGATAAACAAATAAGGAGGTTTAAGCAAATGAAGAATGAAGATTTGAAAACTTTACAAAACTTACAAGGCTTTTATCTTAATGAATTAGAGAAGAGGGGGAGTGAGGAAAACATCAAAATGTTGGTTGTTAAGGATTTGCTACATTTATTAGGTTACAAGAAAGAATGGTTTGATTGTGAAGAATCAACTTTATTGGGGCGTACAGATATTAGTTTAATACTCCCAAATAATAATCGATTATATGTAGAAACTAAAAGAAGAGATCATAAAATAACAAATAAGGATTTTGCTCAGGTATGTAGTTATATGGATGCTCATAACACCGAATGGGGAATAATTACAAATGGTAACCACTATTATCTTTTAAACAAATCACTTGATGTAGATGCTGAATACAGAGTAGTTTTAGAATACTTATTAATATATAAACCTGGTTTTAAATACTCTAAAGTTCAAAATGATGAGAATCTTAAATATTTTTCATATAATCGAATTTTCCAAAAGAAATCAAGTAGATATTTTGCATATTTTAAAGAATACACTATAAATAATCGAAGCCTTTCAAACGATATATCTTTTAAACAATATCAAAGTGCCAATTTCAATTTCTTTGATTATCTTGATAATAATGAGAGAATTTGCGATGAATCTTTATTAAATCCAACTAGATTATTAGGCTACTTTCATGATATGGTTTCAAAAAAACAATATGCAAAATCAACTTTGATTAATAAATGTAGCTATATTGCTTCTACATTAAAGTATTTAGAAGATTGTGGTAAACTTCAAACTAAACACTTTAATAATTTTAATTCTGAAAACTTTCTATCTGAAATAATAAATGAATATTGCAATAAAGATTTAAAAGAAATATCACCATTAACATTAGATGAAGCAAATTCTCTCTTAAATTATTATTCTCAAAATAAGTCTAGTTATTCTAGAAATAAATTATTATTTAAATTATATCTTTTTATTTGCCCTAGTATAGAAGTTATTCAAAATTTAAAAATAGATGATTTTACATCTCATGATAACAAGTTATACTTAGAAATAAATAACTATAAATTTAAATTACCAAATTCACTATTCAAAGATTATAAAGAATATATTGATTTTAGAAATACAAAAAACAAAATTGAAACCTTCAAATATTTATTCTATACTTTTTATGGTAAAAAATACAGAAAAATGTCATCAACTACAATCATGAGCATAATTAACGATTCGTTTAACAATATTAATGATATATCCCCAGAGAGAAAGAAACAATTAAATATAAGTACAATTCAAAAATCCGTAATATCTCTAATGTTAACTAAAGGATTTACAACCGAACAAATTTCAACCTTTACAGGATTAACCGTTGGCACAATATATAATTATTTTGACAAAAAAACCTTAAAGAATATAGCAAAAAAATCTAATGATTTGCTAATGACTAAGCACCCTTATCAAAAAATTTTATTCTAA